TGGCTGGGGCGATGCGTCCGTCATTAACCAGCTGTTCACTGATTACCAAGAGGCGGGCGTCCCTAGTCCCCGCGATTTGCCAGAACTGATGAAGTGACCGTCCGACCGAAGTCATTACCCACCTCTCATTGAGGCGGGCGTCCCTAGTCCCCGCAATTTGACAGAACTGATGAAGTGACCGTCCGACCGAAGTCATTACCCACTTCCCGTTTCGAGTGCGTTTTAGCTCTTAAACTACGCTACTGAAGTAGCGGTGGGTCTGACACCACACGTTTCACTCTAATAGTCCCAACGGGGTTCGAACCCGTGCTACAACCTTGAAAGGGTTGTGACCTAACCGCTAGTCGATAGGACCATTAAACTTGAAAGGCTGGACTAGACAACGCCGAAGCGGGGCCGCATTTAATCCCAGTCGTATGGAACCTTTCTAACTTAAAATACCTTTGGCTCAGTTCATGCCGTGCGATTTACCCTGGACCGCATATCCAGGCACCAAAGGTTTTTTGGTAATTTCTATTGAGTTTTCAAGTTTCGTGTGACCTTGGAGAAGAACCTCTTTCAACCACCCTTTTATCATAGCGCCTTTTGCGCCAGAAGTAAAGGGGTGGAAACCGCCCAGAGAGGGCGGGAAACCGTCCCAGTGACTGAGGCGTCGGCAGCGCCGACCCGGTCACGCAAGGAGGTGGGTTTTTCACTTTTCAAGGTTCGGGGCGAGGCTTTCCTCAACCACCCTTTAACTATAGCGCCTTTTGCGCCAGAAGTAAAGGGGTGGAAACCGCCCAGAGAGGGCGGTAACCCGGTGGTTGTGTCCGGGTCCACACAAGAGAATCCCCGGACCGGTGACCCGCCAGCCGTAAAGCCGACGGAGCACCCAACCACCCTTTAACTATAACCCGTTTTGGGGCTCGAGTAAAGGGGGCAAACCGGCTTTTTCAGGCGGTTAACCGCCCTTTCGTCGCTCTTGCTCGTAAATATACTGCAGTCCGAGCATTGGAACAACAATTACACCAAATCCGCAGAGTCCGAGCCAAATGGGACTGTCGGCAAGTGTGCGTACGAGGTGAAGCATTAGGCTCCCTGAAAGTATTCAAGAGTTGGCCACTTATCCTCGATCCATGTTATGGTTTTCACGATATCTGCGCGAGCTTTCATCTTTGTGGGTGCGATTCCGTTGTGCATGTGCGTGGAGTATGGACCGGATCCATCCTCCCAGATAAGACACCAGTGCCACTCTTGTTTTCCTTCGCACCACCACACCTCTGCCGAGCAGTTTCGACTGTCAAGGCGAACGGTGGTCAAATGTCTGTTTCCAGAACCGGTAATCACAGATCGTCAATCCGATACTTCGACTGAAGTAGCAGGTCGAGCTCCGTCTTCAACCTTTCGGAAGACGATTTGCTTGTGAACGGCATAAATTTCGAGAGTGTCTCCTTCACCCCAGCCGAGGGCATCAAGGAGCTCGTCAGGAAACGGAAAAACGAGGTTACCTTCGTCATCTTCTTCAAGGGTGATCGTGAATGAGTCGGGATCTGTGTCAAACCCAGGCATTGTTCTCTGAAATGATGATTGTTTTCGTAGGGTTCACAATGAGAATGTCGTTTCGCATTGTGTGCATCCTTTCTCGATTTCTCGACGAAGTTGGAAGCTCTTGAAGTAGAAGTTTAGTTCCATCGGAATCAACCTCATACATTTGCAAGATCCCTGGGGGGAACGAACGCGGCGGAATCACTTGGGACCTCGGTAATCGTTAGCCATTTGGACTCCAAATCCTCGCCGTTTTCGTGAAGGGAACGAACTGCTCGTCCGATGGTGCAGAACACTTTTCCCCTCTCCCCCCAGGCGCACCCGGTCCAGAATTTTCCGGACACGTTTTCAACCAGGAACATTTCGAGTTAAGTCGCACTGAGCTCAGTATAGGGGCCGAGCTGGCGGGTAAACTCAGTGACCTGCGAAAGCTTGGAGTAGATACAAATCGCTCAGAATTGATTCTGCCATCGCCTGCATGTGACTACCGATTCCAACGAGTCGGGGGTCTTGACTGTTTTCTTCGCAGAATTTGTAAAAAATACCAACGGCGCTATTAAGAGCCATGAGGTAATCAAGATTAAGCTCCACCAGAGACTGCGCATCGAAAAACTCCATCGAGATTCCTGGACCTGTAAACAGACTGAAATCCGGATCAAACCCGCATGCGCGAAGGGTTTCAACAAGGCCGTCCATCAGTTCTCCGAGATCGTTATAGATTCTCTCGAAAAGAAGGTGGGCCTCATAGAAGTTCGGACCCCGTACATTCCAATGCGAAAGACGGGCAACGATTGTGGCGTCGTTCAGGTATTTTACCGATTTGTTGGAGTAGACCGTAAATTCTTCGTTCATGATAGGGTTCCTCACTTGTTTATGATCGGTGGCTATGTTCAGGGTCATGATCAGGTTTTACCCTTTTCCGACACTCTTTGACATGCTCTGCCAACTCTTTCAGGTCACAAATTAAAGAACCACTTTCTTCGTTGCATCCAATCACGAGGCCGCAAAGCGGGCAGCGAAACTTGGATTTTATGTAATTATCTTCGAGTTTCATTTTATTTCCTGTACACTTGTCGAGAATGGGCGTAAAGCTCCACCGAAACTGAATCCCCGTGCTGATGAACGGCCAGGTATTCTCGGTTCGGGTCATAATTTGCCAGTGTTTCCGTCAACTTCTCAGCGAATACGTCCTCGGTGTCCTTTTGAGGCAGAGAACGAAGAAACTTGAAAACTTCTTCCCAAGTCAAAAAGTTGCAGGCTTCCGAGTCATAGAAGTGGCATCCTCTTTGACCGATATGTTTTTGAAAACTACGCGAGAGGTGATTCATCTTGATACCGCATTGGAACAAGAGCACCTCTTACCCTTCTCTTCAAAACTGGCCGAGAATCGCTGATCATTTTCGCAGTGCGATACGACGCATCCTTGCCATTCAACTCCGAAGAGCCTTCACATGGGTGCGTTTCATCGTATTTTGACGACGTATCGCTCATAGGAACCTCAATAGGAAATCTGCCAGTTGCCGTCTTTCTTTTCGGAGATTGTGAAAGAGAACTGCTTCGCCTTCTCGCCCGGTGCGGCGTCGTAGAAGATACCGCTGAAGGATTTGCCGTCGTCCGCCATCAGATAGTTGTTGGCTTCGTTCGGGGGATTACCTTCGCTGTCGGTAACGTCGGTTACGCCATCCAAGTACACGCTTGCGATAACTTTCTTCAAGAAAGTTTCCATCTTGGCGCTTAAATCGCCCTCAGCAAACTCAAACTCGTTGAATTCTACGGGCTCGGGCTCAATCTGAAACTCAAGTTTGTCTGCTTGAACCTGCAGAACCGAATCCGGATCAGGCCACTGGGAAGGATCCACACTCAGCAAAGCATCAACAACCTCGCAGTATTCGTCGTAGGTTGCTTCAGGGCCAAGATCGATACGGTCGATCAACTCGAGCATCGAGATACGGCCATCTGCGAAATCGTGCCGCAGAGTCTGCAGGTAAGAACGTGGGAATTCCGAGAAGTTTCCCCCTGTTGTCTCCCACAGGAGATCAGTTACACGTTTCGCGCTTTCGGAGAACGACTGGTCCGCCCCGAACTTCGGATTTCGATCGAACGCCATGGGAAGAGGCAATACTTTCCCTTATTTTACCCTATGCCGCCGAAAGTAAACTACATTTCCGGATCTTGCAATCGCGGGTTCCTTCTTCCGCCGCTGAAATCAATCGACTTGAGCCGGATGCCGAGATCGTAATAATGATCGAAGATATCAACCATTCGTCGAGCTTTGATCACATCGGTGACACCGTCTCTACGGACAACGATGTAACAATCGTTGGTTAGATTTTTAGGGTCGATGTCACTCAGAAGGACATCTTGTGCGATAACTCGAATCTTTTCCAAGGGATTAACGGCTGATTTCTTCCCAGTCCATACTGGCGTAAACAAGCTGGCTGGCGTTTGCTCCGGCAACCGCAACCGATAGCGTGTACGGAGTTCCCGTCAAACCGTCGCGCTCAAGCTGGAAGGCAAACAGAGCCTCTTTCAGAATGTCGATTGAAGGTGAGCCCTGGTTTGAGGCGGATGTGTAACCCTGGGCAAGAACTCTGCCATCCGTGATTCCCGTACCTGTTAGATTGTATTCCACGGAAGAACTATCTCCGGCACTCACCCAAGTCCCGCCTGCAACTGTTCCGCTTGCAACTACGCGCCAGCTGTAAACCTCGTTATTTCCGCTCCCTAGAATCGAGATCGCAGTGAGAATTGCGATTGCGTCCAGTCGAGAAGTTTTCAGTTGAAGAGACACAACCGGGTAGAAAGTTCCTGCCACGGTTAAAGCTTTTGGCGCTGTAATCGACGTTCCGACACTCTGCTGAGATCCTCGCAGTTCGTAACCACCTTCTGAGATTACCGTCGTGCAAATTTGCTTCAGAGTGCTTGCTGACGCTGTCACCCCTAAGTTAGCAATCTCGTAACGCATCGGCAAAGAAGCCGAGGTAATATAGGTGGAAGCAATCAGGTTAGCGTGTTGGAATTGGTGGCACAGGATGAATGTTCCGTCAATCACGAAACCGAGGCGAACTGTTCCGACACCCAGCCATTCCATGTCGAGGAATAGAATCTGCGCCTTTGTTGGGTCCAGGGTCAACCCTGAAGGACCTGTTCCGTTCAACGGGTCAACGTTCCAGCCAGTGTCGCTCGGTCCGTATACACCTCCGGCTTGACTGATTTTCGTTTCGACTAAGGAACCGGTGACGGAACTTCTTTCGACGAAACAAAGGCTGTTCGTCGTACCGCCTAGCTCAAGGTAGTAACCATTGGCAGAACCGTAGTAACCAACTCGTTGGCGGAGATTGGTCTTGGGTGCGTTGAACACAAATGTGTCCATCACTAGCAGAGACTTACCGGGTTGATATGAGAAAACTTTCGTGGTTTCTCGGATCACTTCGGCACCCGCCGCCGTGGTTACGCTCATATCGACCAAACCTTGGGCGGCGTTGAAAGATGTAGAACCGCCGGTTACAGTCGCGGTGCTCCAAAGATTGTTGTCTGCGTAACGATGGCTGGAGTCAAACAGCGTGTATGGGGCGGAAGTGCGCAGGCGTCCGAAAGCGTCCGTCGACATGTACGGAAATGCCGTAACAGTTGAAGTCGTCGTAACGTTCCCTGAAACAACCCAAGGAGAAGTTCCTTGGTTGGCGGTAACTGTGCCGCTGATTGGCAGAGGGTTACCAGCGTCGTTTTTAACTTCGACTTCACCAGTAATGGAAACCGCGCCGTTGATGTTCTGGGACGCAGGCCAGTTTGTGACTGCAACGTTTGATGCTGGTCCGCTACCTCCCCCGGAGTACAGATCGTACATCACAATCTGCAGCTCGTCAGCGGAATTGCAGAACGAAGTGTTTTGACGAAGAGTTAGAGTGGTGGCAACTCCATCGTCTGTCAGAATGATCGTCGCTTCGTACTCCTCAGGGTCGAAGAAAGGAATATTTCTTGTTAGGTTCGTGATGTGAGCGAATTGCTCAATTGTATAGACGCCAGGAATCTCGATGGTGCCTTCGCCTTCGTTTCCGGGAGTGAAGGTCCAACTCTGAAGAACGTACATGGGGAAGGCTTCATCAATGGTTGATTTTACCCTCGAAGTGCTTCTTTACCACGAATAAATCAGCACTAGGCCGGGGCCACCGTTACCGCCCCCACCGCCCCCAGTCCCGGTAGTACCACCCGCACCACCTCCGCCCCCACCGGAGCCGGGGCCACCATCTCCTCCCTTTCCGCCAGGGTTATTTCCAGTCCCCGTGCCTCCTCCGCTTCCGCCTGTCGAAAGTAAAGGTTTTTTAAGTTGAACACCGGGAGATCCTTCGCGGGGTGGGGAGACATTTCCTGCACCTCCGGAAAGGGTTTGAAAAAGGTTTAGAACACCGGATTGAGATGCTGGAGCCGCAATACTCCCCCCATTGCCAGTTCCTCCGCCGCCACCCGCACCACCGGAAAGAAGTAGTCCGGTTAGTGGGTATGAAATGGATGCTCCTGCACCGTTATTAACTGCACCACCAGCACCGCCACCTTGTCCGGCGTAAGCAACGAAAGTACCTAATCCGGCTAGTAGAGCACCAGCGACTGTTGCAACAGCACCTGCGTTACCAGCGTTACCAACAACCGTAGCCGAAGCCGCAGTTGTACCTGCAGCACCTGCGTTGGCAAAACAAACGGTGTAAATAGCTGCTGTGGATTGAGCAATTGAAACGTAAGAAGGTATGCCAGAAGTTCCAAGGAGACCGACAGTGGTTGAAGAAGCAGCGCCGTTACCGCCAATACCTGCTGAGACGTACAGGATGTCTGGCAATAAAGGAGCCGGGATTTCTACTGTGGTAATGCCACCGCTACCACCGCCGCCACCGCCACCGCGAGCGTTGGTAGTTGCGCTGGGAAAGCCGCTACCACCACCCGCACCACCGCCGATGCAGACGATGCGAACCATGGCAATACCTGCCGGTTTCTCCCAGGGGACCCACTGTGTGTTGGCGTTTGCAAAACCTGGGAATACGCTGACAAAACCGTTTTGCGGCTTTGGAACGTCAAATACGTCAAGCATCAGTAGTCACCTCCAATCGCCAATCCCTGCCAGTTGGAGTTGGTGTTTTGAGCAACGGATTGCGCCACGAGTAGGAACCTGTTAGCTGGAATTGCAAAGTTAAACGGAATCTCGATTTGGTAGGGCGCAGTTGTTACTGCCGAGACAGTTTGCGCTGCAGCCTGAACTATCGCAAGCAAGTCGGTGTTGGCTGTTGTTGTGGCACCAGTATTGACAGTGGATGAGTACACTTGCAGTGTAGTGGCAACAGAGCTAATAACACTTGTAGTTGAAACGAATGAAAAGCGGAATTTTTGTATGTAAGAGCCGTTTACGCCAGATGTAAATGCTACGAAACAGTTGGTCCCTACTGTACCAGGGGCCGTGGTATTCAGGTTTACGGCTGTAGTCAAGATGTCGGCATGACTGACGTTTGGGGTTAACGTCCAGATTGGTGAAGTGTTTGCTGCCATTTTAGTAAGTGTATGTGAAAATTAGGGCATTGCTGCGCCATATTGAACTGCAAGCACTTGGCCGTAGTTACTCTTGAGCACAGTTTCGGGTGCGATCATTGTCGCAGTGACGGTCCCTGTGTCACCGGTTGTGACAACGGTTCCGGTAACATTCGGGAGAGTCAGAGTTCGATCAGCGGATAGGGTTGCGGTTGTTAGCGATACATCGAAAGAACCTGTTCCTCCTGCTCTACCTTGGATAATGATCCCATCTTGCGTTGCCGCTTGACGGAAAGTTTGGCCTGTCGTGTTTGTGAAGGTGTTGGCACCGGTGAATGCGTTGTTGTTCGCTGCGACAACGTCACCACTCCCCCCTGCTCCAACTTCAACTATACTTTGAGCCCCCGAAACGTCTTTCTTCAGAAAGAGTTTTCCGTCGTAGGTGTTAATCGCAAGCTCACCTAGGGCCAGCTGCGAAGTAGTGGGAGCTGACCCTTGAACGGCTGAGCGCCGTAATTTAATTGTCTGTGCCATGTGGCTATCCCTTAATTGCTATATAGCAGGATGGATGAAGAAGTAAATTCAGTATGTGCCGCCGTCAATCGTGTTGGTCCAAGTCGGAACGTTTGAGGAGTTAACCGACAAGATTTGACCGACGCTATTGGTGGCATCCCATGAGCCAGCGGCTGTAACACCAACTGCGCTCGTACCGTTCCCGTAAACAACTCCGTTAGTCGTTAGGGTCGTTGTACCGGTGCCACCGTTTCCAACCGCAACAGTTCCACTAACGTTTGCCGCCGTTCCCGTAATGTTCGAGTCGGTGAATGCAACCGTCTTGGTTGCCGTCCCGTTATAGAACTTGATCGCTCCGGAGTTGTTCCAGAAGTCCCCGTTCGCAGGAGCTGATGGGTCTGCAACACCAGTTCCAAGGTTAACGCTCGCGGTAGAAGCTGAAGCATTCACCAGGGTGATCTTGCCAGTCATCGTGCCGCCACTTCTTGCCAGCGCAGCGTTGGCTAGATCGTAGGAGGTCTTGACTGAGTTCGGTGAAGCAGCAGTTGTTGTCGAAGTTGAGGCAACTGAATCGGTAATCTGCAGAATACCTGCGACCGAAGTTGTGCCACCCCGTACATCTGCCGAAACAGTTCCCGTTACGCGACCGTAGGCATCAATCGTTTGGGACTGAACAAAGTTGATTCCAGCAGTTCCCGACGTGTTAGTTTGAGAAACTGTTGCAAGGTCAACTTGGTCCGAACCGTTGATGACAGTGCGGCCTGCGGCAACGTTGACGTCAAGGGTGTTGCCTGTTTTGGTAAGACCGTTTCCAGCTGTAATTTGACCCGCACCCGAGAACTGAGTGAACGAGATTGAGTCTCCGGTAAAGGTTGTGTAACCCGCTCCCGAAATTCCCATCCGAATCGGAGAGTTCTGAGTTTGAACGAATCCGTTTCCGCCGTTAGTTGTACCCGACGTTACAAAGATGAAGTCACCAGGCGCGATTTCCCCGGTTGGTGCGTTGTCGAAATCAGTAGCACGTGTCCAGACACCGTTTGCGCCGGTACCGATCGTAGTAATCGTGTAAACGCCGTTGTACGCAGCAGTTGTGTGATCTTTGACAAGGATTCTCAGTCCTGTTGCGGCGAATGTTCCAGAACCGTCTAGGCTGTTCGGCGTTCCAGTTAGTGTTGCCCCAACACCAGGGTTACCATTAACACCGATGCTCAGACCAGTTCCGTTAGTGAGAACGGCGTTCACACCGCCATAAGTGGCCGAAACTTTAACTTGATTACTTGCCGGAACAGCCGTGACGTAATAAGTCGTGTTGGCGGTAAGACCGGTTCCTGTTACAGTGTTACCGGTGCGAAGCTGCGAGTTAACCAGAAGACCGTGATCGGCACTGAAGGTGATTGTATCTGTGCCCGTGATCGTGGTGATTGTGAGCGCAGTACCACCCGACACATAGGTGTAAGAAACTGCCGTGGTAGTGGCGTAATCTGCGGCAGCATGAACGTTTAGGCTTTGGGCAATGGCGTCAGCGTACTGCTTTGTGACAGCATCGTTGGCAGCAATAGGTGCGCCAACCAGGGTGATTCTGGCACCGTTGACATCAACTACACCAGTGCCGTTGGGAACAAGGTTGACGTTCGTGTTAGTTCCACCTGCGGTGAATGTTAGAGCGCCAGTGCCGGTGATTGAACCGGTGGTTGTTCCAGTACCGCCCCGGTTGACGGCAATCGTTCCCGCGTTCCACGTACCTGAAGTAATCGTACCAACGGTAGCGAGACTGGAAAGTGCTGTTACACCCGTGTCAACCAGTGTACCGGAAGTGGGAAGCGTAACGTTGGTGTTACCTGTAACAGTCAGTGTCGTTGTGAAAGCGCCGGAAGTTGTTAGGTTCCCGCCCAGCGTAATCGTTCTTGCGCCGTTGTTGACGCCGGTTCCGCCGTAAGTCGGGCTGACAACTGAGCCGTTCCAGGTGCCGGAGGTAATGGTTCCAACGGTTGCCAGACTGGAAAGGGATGTAACAGCGGTGTTAACTAGCGTACCCGTGGTAGGCAGAGTTACGTTGGTCGCACCAGTTGTCGTAAGAGTTAAGGCGTTTGCGCCAGAAGTAGAGAAGTTTCCAGCGATGTCAATGTTGCCACCCAGACTTAGAGTTCTGTTGGCATTCTCGACATCAATTGTCAGAGCGCGAGCGGCGGTCAGGGCGACAGAAGAAGTTGCACCGATTGAAACGTCGAACGCGGCGCTGGTGTCGCGAAGCGCCAGAGCTCCAAGACCGGTAATAGTTTGCAAACCGGCGATCGTGGTTGCTGTGCCGCCAAGCGATACGGCTGTTGAACCCAGAGTTACTGAGCTGTTGACAAGTTTGCTGTTGGGGATTGAGTTGTTTGCGATCGACAGCGAAACAGTAACGTTGCTGCCTGAAGGTTGAGTCGCAGTGGAAGACAGAATCGTTCCGTCACCCGTGATCGAGAAAGTATTACCTGTCGCAAAAGTGAAGCTTCCTGAGTTGCCGGTGACTGTGAAGGTGGAAGCAACGGCGCTAACCGCAGTGCGCACATAAGCTGTCGAAGCAGCATTTGTGCTGTTATCCGACTGCAGTTGAGTGGGAACAGTAATTGTTGCCCCGGTGAAGTTTTTGGTGCCTGTGATTGTTGCGTTCGCACTCAGTGAAATGAAAGCACCAGCACCACCGATGGCAATGATCGAGGTCGCGTTACCCTCTGAGTTTCCTGAACCGTAGTACAGGATTGCATCATTTTCGTTAAACGCTAATTCAGCGTTAGCGAGGGTCGAGGGGGCACCTGAAGAGCCTGCTCGCCGTTTGATTCTGATAGTGTTGGCCATTAATAGGTTCCCCCATTGGTTATGTCAAGAAGAGTGGTGTCGGTTTTCCAGAATGTGGTTGCAGGGTCGTACACAAGTGTACTTTGATTCGTTAAGCCGGTAGTGTCGACATCCGGTAAGTTGTTGATGGGAACGCCACCGCCACCCGCCGCGATGTAATCTTGAACCCACTGGATCGTAACAAAAGCTAACGGGTCAGCCGGAATTGCGTAACCAGCGAGGATTGGTCCTTCAAAAGTTCCACCCTGCGTTGTAACCATTTCCTGGGGGTACGGTACAACGGAAATCCACTGACCCCCGTTAACGTCAACATACCACATATTCAGGTTGCTGGTTTCGGCGTCGTACCAAAAATCCCCGGGAGAGGGGTTCGGTGGCGGCGAAGAACTGATGGTTGTTCTTGTGCATCCGGAGGGATTTGAAGACACTTCGGTCAGCATGATCCAAGCGTCCGGGGCACCGGAATTATCTCGAAGGTACAAAACGTTTTGAATCGTGTTGTACCAAAGAGCACCGTTCACAGGATTGGCTGGTTCAGTAGCACTGATAAGAACTGGGGGAGGAGCCCTTCCCGGTTCGGGAGTAATTGCAATCCACACACCACCTTGTGGGCCTAGAGTCCAAATCTTAAGCAGGTCGCTTACGGTGTCGAACCAAAGGTAGCCAACCAAAGGATTAGCCGGTGGAGTGGCACTTACGAAAACAGGACTTTCCTCCTCAGGGGTCCCTTGAGAAATGAGGATCCAGCTCGATGTGCCAAACGGGGCCTCTTTCCAGACTTTTAACTCGTTTGTATTATCGTTGAACCATAGTGCACCTTGTTGCGGATCGGGCGGAGGTGAAACGCTAACCGTAACTAAGTCGCAACAAGACGTTGAAGAGGAGGCAGCATTTTCCCAGGTGTTGCCTCCGGGGGTGCTGACGCGAACCTTCAATACCCCTTCAAGGAGGTCAAACCACAGGAAACCTGGCTCCGCATTCTGAGGTGCAGAAGAACTGATCAGAACCGGCGGCTCTGGCGTAGGGATTGATGACGTGATGTCAATCCAACGGGGTGCTATTTCCCCATTCAAAAATCCCCAAATCTTCAGAGTTTCGTCAAGTGTGTCGTACCACAATGCCCCCTGTAAAGGGTTCTTGGGTGCGGCGGCACTAAAATATACGGGTGCTGAGGAAGATGTCGGAACGTTGACAGCAAGCCACTGAGTCCCCGTCCACTTCCAGGATCTTCCGTTAAACGTATATACTTGGCCGAGAGTGGGATTTGATGGAAAATTGTATGCCATTAACCGGTGGGCTCAGCACTCTTTTCAAGGTTTTACCCCACCCAAAATGTTCGCATACAAGAAAAGGGAGGTTTCCCTCCCTAAAAGTTCAAACGATGCCCGAAGGTTTGTTAGAAGCGTATTGCTTTTCAATGCGGTCTTTTGCTTTGATCTTAGCAAACAACCAAACCAAGAATGCGGGTTTCATAGCTGGCACTCCTTTACTCCACGGTACTTGAGGCCACGGTATGTAAACCAGCGACTGGCGTCGCAGTGGACGCGATTCCACCAAACCTGAAAGTTGGATTGATGGGTTTTAGTGTCATACTTGACACCGCGATAAGTAGCGATTGACATTGGATTCACTCTATAAAGAAACAGAGTGCGTTCCTTCGGCGAAAAGCCTACTTCCGTTTGCTATTTGCAAATAACAAATGAACGTGAGTTGTTTTACCCTTAAAGTAGGATAATGAGAAGAGGAATCGCCAGGGCGGCAATTCCCAACAGAAAGCCTCCGATCTCAAGAATCAGAGGCATCAGACTGTACGGTTGCATTTTTGCGAAGGGTGATTTCCCGCTTCGCCACGTTGCCGCTCGCAGTTGCCATTACGATGGCAACCGAAACGAAGCCAACGAGGCCAATCACAGCGAGAGCGAGGTCGGTACCAGTGAAGATGGCCCAGGTTTCCATGTGTCGTTTTCTAACTGAGTTTATTATAGCCCGCCTTGCCGGCGGAGTAAAGGGCGGTTAACCGGTCTAGCAGGTACGGTAAACCGTCCAAACTGTGTTCAATACTGTGTGTTGAAGAAGAAAGTTTGAAATAGTCTTCCGTTATGCAGATTATTGCCAAAATAATCGACAGAAGCATGGAATAGACTACCCGGATACAGTACCAGCCTGTTGTAAATGTTTCCCACTCTATCAACAACTTCCCATTTTGTGTAATCTCTTGCATCTTCACCATGGTCCACTTTGTCAATTGAAAATCTTTCTCGAGATGCCTTATGCATATACAAGGCAGTACCTCCACTAACAGGGGCATCTGGAGTTAGATAACAAACACCCGCCCACATATTATGGTAATCTGAATGTATCCAAGTTCTGTCATTTGCCGTGCAGAGTTGAAATGCACCTGTATACCCATCACCGTTCGAGTCAAGTAACCAATCAGTCACCTCGCCACCAGCTTGTGACACTAGAGAACTGATAACACTTTTAACACTATCGTTTAAAAAAGATTTTGTCCGAAACCCTGGATAATTTCCTCTAACAGAAAATTCTTGCGATAACGCAAAACTTCTCACCTCATCAGGGTTGTTGTAAAAATCGTCCACAATAATCAGATTAACTTTCATTTCAACATTGCCCCCGTTTTTGAACAATACTTGGTGTCAGGGTTAATGTACTTAAACCCTTCCCAACCAGGCTCATTTTCTGCAACTCTTTTGCCATGAAAATACTCGCCTATGTGATTTACCATTATGCCCCCTTCGGACGTTTTTAACAACCCTGCCCCAATCTTATACTTGTCCAGTAAATACTTTGCAATTACATATTCCGAGGGGTTAAATCCTGTTTCTTCGAAGATGGGTTCTTTAGCGATCCATGCCGGATATACGGACATTAACATCCAGAAGTACGGAGTTGCTTTCTCATACCGGAAATTCTTGAAAAGTGAATCATCTTCTTTTGGCCCAACCTCCTCAGTCTCATGCGGATACCAATTATTTCTCTTCAGCTGAATTTGAGAAAGTGTGTTATCTTGTTGAAGAAGTTGAATCAAATCTAACACTTTCAACTGCGGGATCAGTTCCACATCGTCTTCTTGATGTAAAATATAATCATAATCTCTTTCTTTTACGATGTCAAAAAGCTGTTTCCAAGTTTTAGTGATTCCCAGATTTTCCTCATGGAGAATAATCTCATTGTACCCGTGGGAAAATACAAACTCTTTCAAAAACTCATCATTTCTCCCTGACGGATAGTCATCTATAAAAAGATGATGTACATCTACCCCACTGAAATCAAACTTTCTATTGGCTTCAAAAGTTTTTTGCAGAAACTCTAGTCTGTTGGTGGAAAAAATTACATGAAGTAGTTTCATTGACTTTTTTCTGCTAGTGGAAAAAGAAAGGGGTCCGAAGACCCCCACGATTTAATCGTGTTTGTTTCAACCGATCGAGGGAGCTGTTAGAGCGACTGGAGTCAGCTCGGCGGAAGCCAAATCAAGCGGGAAATTATGAGCATTGCGCTCGTGCATCACTTCCATTCCAAGGCCAGCGCGGTTTAGAATGTCAGCCCAAGTTGGAATAACACGGTTCTGGCTATCAACCAAGGATTGGTTGAAGTTGAAGCCGTTCAGGTTGAAGGCCATGGTCGAGACGCCTAGCGCCGTGAACCATATTCCGACCACAGGCCAAGCAGCAAGAAAGAAATGAAGAGAACGGCTATTATTGAAGGATGCATACTGGAAGATCAAACGACCGAAGTAGCCATGGGCTGCAACAATGTTATAGGTTTCTTCTTCTTGTCCGAACTTGTAACCGTAGTTCTGAGAAATATCCTCAGTCGTTTCACGAATCAGGCTGGAAGTCACCAGCGAACCGTGCATAGCACTGAACAAAGAACCACCAAAAACACCGGCAACACCCAGCATGTGGAAAGGGTGCATCAGAATGTTGTGCTCAGCTTGGAAAACGAGCATGTAGTTGAAGGTTCCGCTGATTCCGAGTGGCATACCATCGGAGAATGAACCTTGTCCGAAAGGATAAACCAGGAAAACGGCGGTTGCTGCTGCTACCGGAGCAGAGTAAGCAACAAAAATCCAAGGACGCATACCCAGGCGGTAGCTAAGCTCCCATTCACGGCCCATGTAGCAAAAAACGCCGAGAAGGAAGTGGAAGACAACCAGTTGGTATGGGCCTCCGTTGTACAACCATTCATCCAAGGAAGCAGCTTCCCAGATAGGGTAGAAGTGCAGGCCAATAGCGTTACTGGACGGCACAACAGCGCCAGAAATGATGTTGTTCCCATACAGGAGAGAACCAGCGACTGGTTCACGAATTCCGTCGATATCGACAGGAGGAGCGGCGACGAACGCGACAATAAAGCAAATAGTTGCGGCAAGCAACGTCGGGATCATCAGTGTACCAAACCAACCTACGTAGAGGCGGTTATTGGTTGAAGTGACCCATTGGCAGAAAGACTCCCAGGAATCAGCGAGGGGAGAACGACGAGTTAAAACAGAAGCGGTCATTAGTCATGATAAGTACGTTTGCATTTTAAGTACTCAGCGGAACTACCGCCTACATGACCATTATACCCTTTGTAAAGTTTTGTAAACTTTTATACCTCAACCACCCCTCGTCAGTTTGTTTGCCTCACGCTCCAGCTTGCGCTGCTCAGGCGTCATGGCAGCGTTGCTCTCTCGCTTGGCGGCGGCGAAGTACTTGTCGGATGCCTTCAATGCGGCTCTCTCAGCTTTGTCCAGTGCCATGCTTGCGTTGAGTCGGCGCCGCAGAGACTCAGGGCTCTTGTCACCTTTCGTTGCCGCATTGACGAGAGCAAGCTCACCCTTGGCGACTTTGACCGCCTTTTCCGTTTTTGCCCACTCTTTCTTCAAGTCCTTGGACGAGGCGCGAGGTTTGGCTCCTTTCATCTTCTGAACCACCGCCTTCGCGTTAGAGTCGGTGGCTGCTCTCGGCCTACTTGCGGGTTTCTCAGCAGGTCCACCCTCGGTGCCTTTCCGGCACTTTCCCCGAGTTCCGTAAGCTGAACCGTCAGGGCGCACGCAGCGAGTGAAATCGTAGAGGTCGCCCTCAGCGAAATCCGCTGCTTGAGTTTGAGCTGCGAGTTGAGCAAATTGCTCAAGCGCCTCCTCAGAAAAAGAACCGTACATGGTCAAACTGTTTCGATACCAATTTATACCCTGCCTTCAACGGAATGAATCCACTTTTTGAGCTCTAGTGTGTATTTTCGCAGGACTTCCGCCTGGGTGAGATGCCACGAATTGCCTGTTTGGAGGTAAAGGCGCATGTGCTCGTCGACAGCGTTCAAACACTGCTTAATCACAGGGTTCCACGGTTCACGAACCGGTGTGTTCCAGGTTCGCTTATTCTCACCAGTGCTCTTCATCGTTTGCGTCCAAACGTTTGGCTATTCTCTCAAGCTCCGACGCGATTCCTTCTACCAACTCGCTTTCGCGCACATCAAGCATATAGTGGTCAATATCACGAGTTCGGTCAAGTTCGCCTTGCCGATTGTTCGCCATCAGAATGATCGGCCCAAGCAACGCGGCTTGAGACGAAAGCATCAAATTCAGCAAAATAAAAGGGTATGGGTCCGGTTTCACAGGGGTCCCAACATTCACGCAAACCCACAGAACCATTGCTGCGGATTGGCCTAGAATGAAGTTCCAACTTCCGACCACATTGACAAATCTGTCTGCTAGTGTTTTCCGCTCGGGTGGTTTCGGTCGCATGACACGAATCCTCTCGATTGGCACAACTACCCCCTCAGAGTTTCATATGCTACTTTTACCCGTCAGTGGGCCATCAAAGCATAAACTTCTTCAGTTGTTAGCCCGCCATTTTCAAGCACGTCTTGCAAGATTCGGTCCGCTTCATCTTCCGCCTCGTCAGTGCCCTTGCGAAGCAGCTCCTTCCGGCGAATCATCTCTTTCAGGTTGTCGCTCATTGTAACCTACCAAGTTCTTGAATGTACTCTTCCCCGAGACGGGTTCTTTTGTTCTTCGCCGCCTGGCTATATCCCTGAATTTCCTTGTACCTGCTAAGGTATCGATTTACCATGCTCACGTAAGGATCGCTTGCGAGTTCTGGATTTTTCCAGTCTACAAGACTTCCGATTTTGGAAAGATCTTGCATGACGCGAGAAGGCTGTCGAGAGACTGGAACGCTCAAGCCGTAATCAACAAGTTGAACATTGTTGCCGCTCACGATGAACTGCAGAGCGTGAAGATCGCCGTGGGCGTAACCCAGCTTGTGCAGATCGCGAATCGCCGCCGACGCCTTTTTTGCCTGTGAAGCATTCATGACAGGCTCATTCTCTCCGCGAGAGTAACCCTCCCAGAGAGGTTTGCCTTTGGCTGCCGCCATCTCGATATGCTCGGCCGAATGGGAATATATCTTGGGTCCGTGACCCAGTTCACCCATCTTCTTCGCCAGCTCAACCTCAAACTCCCCGAACTCCCCCTTCTTCCCATCTTTGCCAACCAGCAGTTGTTTCACAACTCGTTTGCCGTCCGGACTGATTGAAACCTTTCCGTAGTTGCCTTCAGCGAGAGGTTTCCACTTGTCGTACCCTACTTTAGTCGAGGAATTTTCGAATGTTCGACGATTTCTGTCATATGCCTTCGACATTCTTGCCAGTAGTTCCGCCGTCTTTCCCACTTCTTTCGAAGACGAAAAAGCGACCCGACAACTGCGCTGAGACGCAATACATGTCGAGCCGCAGGATTTACCTCGGACACACCTTCTTTTACGTCGATTCCTTCCCACCAAGATTTAGCGTCTGACTGGTTTTACCCGGTCAGCTTTCCTGGTAGACGGACACAAACACCGTGCCCTGCTTTACCAGGGGCAACAGTTTGTGCAGGAGATCCTCATTATACATTCGAACGCAACCGTATGTTGGAACCAGACGTTGCTTCGGGAGCCAAGCCCCAGGCCAGCCATTGGCTGAACCGCCTCCGTGGATCATAATTCCCGCCCGACCGAACTTGGCCTCCTGGCGCTCCAACTCAACAAGATCGAATGAAACCCAGCCGTACGCCATCAGAGTGCGATCGTAAGGTGGATTCGCACCTTCTTTGGCGTAGTCGTTGTACACGGTTCCGATCTGGTAGAGACCCGGCGGTGTATCCGTGTTGGTATATTTATACTCGTAGTCGCTGCCTTGGCCGCGAGCCAGGCAATTCACGTCCCACAGCTTTCTGCCACCGTAGGCGTAGGCAGTCGCTTTTTCTGTAATGTCGTTAACAATGATGTGCGTGTCGCCTTCTTTGAAGCCGAAATCTTGAGGTTTTCTGTTTGGGCCGATCATAATCAAAAGAGGGGCCAAAGCCCCCCTGCGAAAGTTACTTCAGAAAAGGAATTTTTCCGATCATTTTAGTTAGTGGTTGAAGCGCCTTTAGCAGAGCTTCAATTCTGTTCAAAGTCAGAAGCAGAAGATCGAGTTTTTTCTCCAGGGAGTCAACCCTTTTCGTAATTGGCTCAAGGCCTTGTTCGAGTTCGCCTCGAATGAACGATCCGGGGTCGCCAGCGGCTCCGAAGATTTGATCGATTTTCATGATTCCTCTGACACTTGGATTTCAAGGTGAGACGGAGTTTCCTCCGCCGTGATTATACCCCGGACTTCCTTCCGTAAACTACTTCGGCTGCGGAATACACTTCGGTTTCTTCAGCTTCTGCTGTTGAGCCTGGAGCTGTGGATCCGGTTGCGAAGCCTGCACCACCTTGGGTTGTGGGGGCTGTGGGGGTTGCGGTGGTGGCTTCGGTTGCGGTGGTGGCTTCGGCGGGCAAGGCTCTGCTGCGGGCTGCCCCGGCTCCGCGTAGAGCATCGCTGAAACGGCTTCAAGCGCCTCTTGAGAGAATCCAGAAATGTTCATCCGAGCATTCTCATCCCTTGGACTTCCTTACTACTTCCGCCTTGCGGGTTTCCCGGACCCTTCGGATACGACGCAGGGGAGAGCATTTCGCTATCAATATTTTCTTTGAGTTTTCCTTGGTCGCCGGGCTGTTTTCCGCGTCGGGAATCAATATCTGAGTTCAAGTTGGTGTTGCGTTTGAACCACGGATCCGTTTCGTAGTTCTGCTTGTTTACAGGGCCACCCTTCCCGGTCTTGAACTGTTTCTCCCAGTCCGGGTCAGCAAACTCAAGCATCGACGTCACTTCTGAGAGTGATTCCGGAGAGAAGCCAGGGATATCCATCAGTCGTTACCATATTTGTCTTTGATGAATTGCTCTTGAGTTTTGATTCTTTCGTCGTACATTTTCAGAACTCTGCCGATCATTTCTTCACCCGAACGGCTTCCAAACTGCTTCTTGTAGTCTTCGGCTTCTTTCTTAAGGTCGGCGAGACCGTCGATAGCCATGTTACGAGGGGAGGTTCCAATCAACTGACCACCTGGCCGCCTCACATCTTCTTCAGCTCGCCTCTTCGGCATTTCTTTCACAAGGCTTCGAACTGTATCGGTGCTTCCTCCGCCTAGTTTCTTACGTGTGTCGCCAACCAAAGCAATAAAGTCGGTGTCTTTCGGGACGCCACGGCGAATCATCTCCTCGATACGTTTCTTGTCCGACTTGAATTTTGAGTCAGACATGACTTCAGCAGCAATCTTCTCGCTCTTGGTCATTTTTGGTTTGCCTACTGTGTGACTCTTCCCTGAGCTGTCCAGGATCTTCTCGCCTTCCGGAAGTAGGTCGGCTAGCTGGTTAATGGCACTCTTCTCCTCTGCGCTGACTTCAGTCCCTTTGCGACACTTTCCTCCTGTGCCGTAACGGGAGCCGTTAGGACGCTCACATGTTGTGAAGTCGTAGGTGCCATCGAGCATCGCGGAAACTTCTTGAGCCACGTCTTCAGAGTAGCCCATTGATACCAGGCGCTCGGCATGATTGGAGGACTTACCTTTCGACTTCCCTGCCATTGAGAGGGCGATTGCAATTGCTTGGTCTTGCGATTTCACCACCTTGCCCTCCTTTCCGCCTTTACCTCGGCCACTGTGCAACGGTTTCGGGTCGTGATGTTTCCACCGGTGCATCACCTGCCCCACCTCATCTTTGTGGGCTGACATAGGATGACCTTTGGGCAATTCTTCTGACATGGCTATTGATCTAGATCACCTATTTTACCCTCAATTTGCTGCACATAGTCTCGCAACTGAGTTACCTGGTGTGCTAATTTCGCCATGATTGAAAGCGCCTCGGTCAGAAACTCCTCAATTTCCTCTCGAGAGAGTTCGTGTAGCCTTCGTCTGATCGAAAGCACACGAAACTCCGTCTCAAGGGGAAACGGCTTAACCTCAAAGTTCTTCTCGGAGTCCATGTGCAATCGCCTGGAGTTCAAAGAATTTTTCTGCGGCGTACTCTTTCTCCTCGTCACTCATGGGCTCACCCTCGACGTACTTTAGCAGCATCACCATCTCAGCGTCCGTCAAAGCGCGGATCTCGTGAATGAGGTTTGGGCTTAACAACGTTGCTTTGTGCTCTTCAAAGTTGTAGACGAACTCGGGAGTGCTCCAGTCCTCGGGCGAGCTATCGTAAGACACGTGGTAATTGTTCTCGGACATCTCGCAGTTGAGAACTCTGCTCTCGTCAAGGCCCAAAATCTCGGCAATTTCCTTGTAGGTCTTGCCCTCTTTCACGAGGTCGGACACTTTGTTCCGATAATTGGCAATCCAGCGCGGTGTCCGTACCATGCGAGAGTAATCTCGAAGGGCGTGTTGAATGTAACCCCTCGCAGTGTTCCATGCGTAAGTGCTATACTTAACATCCATATCGGAGCGGTAACGGGTTGCGGCAACGCACAACGCGAATTTTGCCACCGACTCAAGATCTTCCCGCGTAAGTGAACCCGTGTGACCCCCCGTTAAACACTTTGCGCCGTAGGCGAGTCTGCCTGCGATCCAAGTGTGTTCCGACACAAGTTTCTGCTGCTCGGGCGTCAGTCTTGGGTATTTTTTGTTGCGACGACGTGTCATCTTAGGCTTCGCAGGAAGTGCATTCAGCATAGTTTGTTGTCCCAGTTTCTTGAGGAATTTCGGCTTTTTCGGTGTGAGCCATGAAGTCAGTATAGCCGCCAATGTGCTTCTTGTATAGCCAAAGCTGGGGAACTGTCTGCCATTCAGGGTTCCAATATCCTCTATCTTGAGCCTCTTGTTTTGAGATTTCCTCGAAAATAATGTTTCTCTTCTGAAGTTCGTCTTTCAGTTTGACGCACCACGGGCAACCTTCTTTTGTAACCACCAGCGCTGGCACCACCTTTTTATTCGTTAGCAAAGAACTTGACTTTAGGTAGTACAGGGATTTCAGTCCCATTTTCCAGGCAGAAAGGTGAAGGCGAGTGATATATGCGGCGTCAGATTCCGGGTCTACAAACAGATTCAAACTTTGCCCTTGGCAGATAAACGGTTGACGATCAGCTGCTTGCTTCACCAGTTCAAACTGGTCAATTTCTCGAGCTGTTTTGAAGATTTCTTTCTCCTCGTCACTCAGAACGGTAAGGTCCTGAACACTCCCCTTTGCTGTCAGAATCTGCTCCCAAATCCCTTCGCTGACTCCGCGTTCACAAAGAAGCTTTTCTAGAACAGGGTTCTTTCGAACGTAAGTTCCTTTGGCTTGTTTCGCAACAAAATAGTTTGAATCGATTGGCTCAATACCTTGGCTAAACGCTCCACTAATAACACTATTGGTCCGAGTAGGAGCAACAGCAATAAGATGAGTATGGCGTCTACCGGACCCCACGCACCATTCGGGCTCCCCAAACTTCTGTGCCAGTTCTCGTGAGGCAACTTCAGCTCGCTCTCGAATCCACTTATGCGTTTCGATGTTGAGTTCACGAGCGCCAGGCGAGCTGAAAGGTAATCCACGTTTCTGGTACAGTGTGTGAAGGCCCATTGTGCCAAGACCTAGTGCCCGGCTTTTCTCAGCGAAGCGAACGGAGCGACCGAGTCCAACTTTGTCTTTTGCCTTGCGAATGAATTCCGAAACGACTGCATCGAGGAGATGAATCGCGAGTTCGGGGACCGTACGTCCAGTAGTAGGAGATTTCCAATCACTAAACTCGTCGTACCGACTAAGATTGAGGCTGCTGAGGACGCAGACGAACGAATGATACTCATCGGTGTGAAGGAAGATTTCTGAGCAAAGATTTGAGGTTTTCACGGAGAGGCCACGCTCAGTGTAGCACTCCGGGTTTTGCCGATTAGCGTTGTCAATGAAAACCAAGTAGGGAGAACCAGAGATCAGTCTTGTTTTCAGAACTTCTCCGAAGAGTTCTTGTTTCTCATTGTCACCGGCGATCATCGATTCAACCCACTCATCCGTGATTGTTAAGGCCACGTTTGAGTCGATAAACTTTCGAGGATCTCCCTTCGTGTGATCCTTAGATCGAAGCAGTTCGGGAACGTCGGGGTGATCAATCGGGAGGTAGATTGCGAATGATCCTCGACGAACTCCGCCCTGCGATACAACTCGAGCGCAGAGGTCGTACTGCTGACACCAAGGAACCACACCCGTTGACCTTCCTCCCCCGCTGATGGGGGCACCCGCAGGACGAACATCGCCCATGTAGACACCGACACCACCCCCGTTCTTGGATAGTTGGGCAACCTCTTTCAAATGGCTGTAAATTGAGGAGACTGAGTCACTCAGGTGTACTGAATAGCACGAGATGGGTAACGCCCTCGTTGTACCGAAGTTTGCAGCGACCGGTGAGGCCAACCCTAGCCATCCATTCCACAAACAAGTAAACAAATCCTCCTCCAGGGAGGGGTCCACGTTTATGCTTGCTGCTGCTTTAGCTACCCTCTCAAACATTCGCCTAGGGGTTTCCCCTGGCAACAGGTACCCAGAAGACAAGGTGTGCGTCCCTTCCTCAGAGAGCCAATCCGGGGCAATTAAATCAATCATTGAGTTTTTCGCGGTGTTTGTGTTTCACACAAGAGTGAGATCCAAGGTTCGTAAATTCACTCCACTAAAGTCTTGAGTGGGCTTGGAAACATAGTTGCTTCCATCTTTGGCTTGGGCGAAGAAGTCGGTACTTGTTGCTCCCGCCATAATAGGGTGGAACCACGATTTAATGCGGTCTGCCGCATCGTTGTCGACGTGAAATAAAGGAACGGAAGCCCCGAGTTCCGTCAACCTCTCGTTAGCTCTCCAACGAAGGTATTGTTTTGCGTCGTGCAGGGTGATCGTGCCTAGAGTGCGACCTTTGAATATTTGGTCTAGGAAGGCTTCTTCATTTCTCAACACGGCTTTAAATCCCTGCGAGATCATTCCGGCTTCGTCAGGTGTAAGCGGATCCTCCTTAACTAGCTGCCGGAAGAGTTCGATTCCCGTGTTGGAGTGCTGCTGCTCGTCAAGAGCCGACCAAGAAATAATTTGAGCGATTCCCTTGAAACGCCCAGTAAGGTTAAGGGATAGCAGAACAGCAAAAGAACTGAATAGAGAAACACCCTCCCCAGCACCGCTGAACACAGCAAGAGACTCTTTAACTCCTCGACTTTCGAGGAAGTAGCCGATCTTTTGTTGGGCGATTGGGTCACCCAGGAATGCTTCAAATTCATCTAGTCCCAGTGTGTCGGAGAGAAGGTTGTAAGCCTCGGCGTGAACAATCTCAGAGAGGGAGAAAGCACGGGCAACCGCAACGATTTCGTGTTTCGGGAACCAGTTCGGAATGTTCGCCCAGTAGTCACTCACATGGGTTTCAAGTTGAGTGAAACCTCTCAGAATTCCGCCAATGATTTCTTTCTCGTCTTGTGACGCATTTTGCCAATCACGAATGTCGCTCTCGAGGGAAACCTCCTGAGGGCGCCATTGAGACGATTGAGCCTTGTGGTAGGCTTCGAAAAACTCAGGGAATTCAAATTTCCCGTTCACTTTGTAGGGTTGCCGGTACTCGCGGATACTTGTCATTCTTACGTTTCAGGCGTTTTTCTTCTCGCTCGGCGAGATACTGTTTTCGGACGGGTTCGTGTTTGGTCTCGTCCCACCAATCTGGTTTCTCGCTGTAGCGCCACTCGGCGTAGCCTTTGTAGCCGTTGATGTAGTTGCGGTACGCAGTTACAGGGTCACCCGGAATCTTGAACTCATCGGGCATAGCTTGAACGAACTCGGTGTGGTCCCGGGAGTAATCTTTGTTGTGATTGGTGTACACCAGAGTTCTGATTTGGTTTAGTCCGTGTAGAGTTCCGTGGTATTTGTCATAACGCTGCCAATACTCGTCGGCCATGCCAAAAGCATGTTCAAGCAACCAATGAACGTTCGCGGGACTTTCGTAGAGCCATTTTGCACAAGGATGATGAGCAAATCCTTTGGTGCCATAATTGGTCCCGTCTGGTTTCTGGATGTAAACGTTATGCGTGTTAAATGCCCACGGAGTCAGCAGTTGCAAACTTTCCGTTGGCATTTTACACACTAGCTTATCAGGAAGGTCTCTGGCAGCACGGCAAGGATCGTTGTTTACAGCGAAAATGTTCACAAGGGTTTGGAACAGGTGAGTTTAGTATAGGCTCGAAAACCGGGCGGTAAACCTTAGCTTTCCATTTGTGCGTAGCGATACAGTCGCTCGGTTTCTTTCTGCCGCATCTCCAGGAATGCGTTCTGCATGCGCTCAAGTTCCTTTTGTTGTTTCTTCTGTTGTCTCTCCGCCATCGTGCCGATTATCATGAACAGGCTGAGATTGCCAAGGAGGGTTCCCACTGCCGAAGCCACGGTAAGACTGATAATCAGAGACATAACGACCAAGAGAGAAATTGTTAACCATGCGAATATCCGAGTTCGGGAAGCACCAACATTCACCACCCTCGTTCAAAAAGACCATCCACAGAAGATCGTGCTCCTGTGAATAGTCGATAACAGCGTGAGCCCACCCTCTTCCTCTCGGAGTTTCCAGGGGCAACGGTGGGTTCAACTGCGTAAGGCTCATGAACCTTGGCCCCGATACCGGCGTTTTCTTCCTCGGTTCGGAGTTGCAGCAAGATTCGTATTGCGAGAACGGCCCTGCGCCGTTTTCTTTTCAACCCGAACAACCACTTTCTGACCGGTCGGGGACTTCATTTTTGCCATCTTGTTCTTGTATGTAGTTTAGTAAACAGGTTTCAAATTCGGCTTGAAACTCTTGCCTGAGCTCTTCTGTCTCGGAAAAGTAGGCCAACCAGAGTCCGCACTCGGAGCCTTCTGGAGCGGAAAGATCGAACCCTTCTTCAGTTTCTTCAACTGTGAGATCTTTGAGCGATTCGGGGGTTGGCCACCACATTTGTGTCACCAAATTCCGGGAATGATTTGGCCGGTTAGGGCATAGGCACCAAGAGCAGCGATGACACCAAGCATTGCGAGGCGTCCATTCAGTTTTTCTGCGCGTTCGTTGTGAGGAACGCCGTAAGGATGGTCAACCATGGTAATTGGAGGTTCTTTTGCGAAGATGTTTTGCTGTCCCAGCTCGTTGGAAGTGACTGTCATTAGTTTAGCGCGTAGGACACCACCAGTATAGGGGGCTCGTTACAAAAGTAAACGTCAAGCCTCATCTTTGTTCTTCTGCTCTTTCTTTTCGAGTTTTCGCAGGCGACGGTGTTCCAGCCACTTATGAAAGAATGCCAGCTCACCGAATGAGAAAAGCTCGGGATTCTTGAGAGCTTCTTTAGCCAGTTTCTTTTTACTTGTCATCTGTTGATCTCCTGCATTGAAATTTCAATTGGTTGAAAGTAGTCAATCAAGACTTGCATTCCTTCTCGCGAATTCATGTCCCCGCAGGTGTATACGTCGATGGCGCAACACCCTCTCTCCGGGAAAGTGTGAATGCTGATGTGACTTTCTGCGAGAGCGTAAACGATTGTTACGCCTTGAGGGAAAAACTGGTGAGAAAACCGGTTGAGAACGGTTGCGCCGCAAACTTCCACAGCTTTCTCAAAAGCCCGTTTGATTCCCTCAGAATCGTCAAGCAAGTTAAAAGCTATCCCGTAAAGGGATACAAGTACGTGATGTCCCAACCCTCATAAGCCTCCTACGAATCCGGAACTAGGATTTCTTTTGTTTTTTCACGAAGTTCGACAACAGTTGCTGAACCGATGTGGTGTCCCACGTACTTTCCCTGTTTCGTTAAATACACGTAAACAGGAAGGTCGATCGTGTAGTCGTTGTTAAGCGCATAGCGCTCAAGGCACTGGTACAAGCGGAGTTTCGTAAAGTCGTTGTCGTGGTTGATTACGTCATTCAGGTTAACTTCCTGATAAGCAACTTCCGAAAAACCTTCGTACACTGCTCGATCATGTTTGCTCATGTGTTTGCAAACGTCGCAGTCCTCGTCGTAGACCTTCGTGACAATGAAAGTTTTACCCGTGGTTGAATTAGTCATTTTTACTAACTAGTGAAGAAACGAACCACAAAAACGCAAACACACTCAGAAATGTGCTGTTCGTAATATACGCTGCAGACAAAGTAATCACACCACAAAGAGTATACAGTTGTTTGTTAGTCACTGATCCTCCTCCGGTGGTGGCAATCTTAGCAGAAAAGGCAATAAACGCACAAATGCTACTTTTAGGCACAGTTCAATCGCTGCACCAAGGGCAATTAGTAGAGCGAAGGTGAGTAGAAAGTTAAGCATCGGCACCCTCCAGCTCGACGGCGCGGGCGCGGAGTGCCTCCTCGGCACGTTCTGCAAAATACTTGCCAACCCCGTCATGCGCGTGACCCCAATCGCGAGCTTCCATGGAGCTTTGAAATGGTCCTTGAAAGTAATAAAAGTTTGGAAGACTGCAGTCTTTTTGCCGTTGCACCCATGCTCCATCCCTGAATAGAAGAACATCTGGCGTATCTTCTTCCCACGGAGTTCCCCAAGAGACGAGGATTGCGTACCAGCCGTCAAGCACTGCATCGCCATTGTCTCTGTCCTGCCAATCAGTCATTGCCACCCTCCAGCTCGGCGGCGATGGCGAGGAGTTCACTCATAGCCTTTTGGTATCCCCACTGAGCCGCTGTCCAGTAAGACAGTGTGCTTCCTTTAATCTTTTCCCATTGATCAATTTTAAAAAAAGGAACATCAATCTGTTTGTTTTGATCAATGGCAGCAGCTCGCAGGGCGGCGGCAATCATCCCTTCGTCGTTAGGGGCCTCCTGTTCGGCAGACCAATAGGCAGAGAAAGCTGCATCCAACACCGCCTGCGCTTGTGGCGTACGGCGAATACCTTCAACTTTGCAAATGAAATCTGTAGCACCCTCAATTAACTCTTCTCGGAGTAAGGGGTCAGCCAAAATAGCTTTGATGTCAACTCTGTTTTGCGTTAGAGGTTCAGTCATTGGCAATTTGTTTCGATAAATTGTTTAGCCACGGGAACGTCAATTTTCAACATTTCCGAGGTTCGATTTGGGCGCCAAGCCTCATCCACAGCTTGGTTGATTGCAATTCGTTCAGAAACTCCTTGTTGTCGAAGCGAGCAGTACGTCTGCCCAAACACAAAGGGATCAATCGACCCGTGCTGAGCTAGTAAAAACGGGACGACAACCAGAAACTTTATCACTGAATCAAAGCCTCCAGTTCCGGGTGCTTTTCGCGCACAATTCGAGTGAAACGTGAGATATGCGAGTTGATCGCTTGCTTCGACATTCCGAACTTCTGGGCAACCTCCCCCTGACGAAGTCCTTTCTCTCCAAGAAGGCCGTAACGGGCACAAACAATTTGCGCTCGTTTGCTGTCGAGAGAACCGCAACCGGACAGAACAATGTCACGAATTCGGGCGGAAGCAATCTCGTCGCGAACTTCAAACTGATTGGGATCCTCAAGATTCTTCGCCCAATCCGACTGTTCAAGCGACAGGGGATACTTCGGATTTCGGTTTTCTTTGCGCGCTAGACCTTGAACAGCTCCACGAACTTGAGGGTAAATCCAGGTCATCGGCTTGCAACCTTTGTCAGCATCAAAGGTTTCGATTGCTTTAACAATTCCCAGCAAACCCTCTTGCACAAGATCCTCTCGGCTGTGCTTCGGGGCCATCCAGGCGTATTTGTTCACCAGTTTATGAACTAGCGGAGTGTATTGCTTAATCACTTGAGTGACAGCGCGGGCGTCGCCCTTGACAGCGTCGTAGAAGGTTTGGTCGTTACTCATGGTTCTCATCAACTGTAATTAGTATACCGCTTTTCGGCCAGTTTGCAAAGGGGGTAAACCGCCCAGACATGGGGCGGTTATCCGCCTCAGAGATCAAATTTCGTAAGAGCAGCTTCTGTCATGGCTTGCCGTTCCGCCCAGCCGACACCCCCGTCCTTCCCTTGGGAGGGATTTACGCATCGCTCAGCCTTTTCGGTAGGTAATCGCCTGCATACGAGAGCGTTGAGATCTTCGTCTTTTCCAGGTTTTCCTGTGGACCAGTAGAGTTGTCCTTGAACCCAGTGGGCTCCACAGACGGGGCAGTTTCGGTTAGACATTGTAAGTCGGCCTCTGTATAGTAAAGGAGTTTCACGCCGGATTGATATAACATTTCATTCGCCAGCTTGAAACTTGCCCTCCACCTTTCAGGGGCATTCGCTGGGTTTGGACACACAACTCTTTTCACTCCCGCTTGAATAAGCGACGCAGCGCATTGGCTGCAGGGAGGGAAAGTAACGTAGGCGGTGCAGGACTGTGTTTTAGCACCGTTTTTAGCAGCGTTCATGATAGCGTTCGCTTCGGCATGAACTGTAACTGCCAATTTGTAATCGCGATCTTCGTACAGTTCCAGAGAGTCTGACAAAGTGCTCGGAAAACCATTGTATCCCGAAGCGATCATGCGACGATCGGTAACTAGAACGCAACCAACTTTGGTGCCTGGATCTTTGCTCCAGAGGCGCACCTCTTCGGCGATTCGGAGGAATCTACGATCCCACTTTAATAGATGTGGGTTCACCAAGGAACTCGATGTAGTCTGAGAGGGCGGATGCAAACTCATTGAATACGTGTTTTTTCGATGTAAAGTCCAGACCAAAATGGTCGGAAGAATCTACAAACCCGCTCCAGCAGGTTTCAAGCTCAGCAAGGCCAAACTCCACCTGGATGAAGGAGGTGGAAGTGCCGAGCTGGAGATTACCGATTGCGGCAATCATCATATCTTTGAAAGTGCACTTGGAAGCTTTCATCGGTCGTCACCAGAGCCAGCGATCACTCCACGCTCAGCACGAGAAGCAAGTTTGTCCAGGTTCATTTGCATGATTTCCTCCATAGTGTAGTCAAGTTCGTAAGCAAGAACCGCTACATACCAGCAAACATCTGAGAGCTCGAGGGCGATCTTTTCCCGAGCGGGGTCAGTAAGAATTCCGTCCCCATCCCGGATAATCTTTTTCGCCTTTTCTGCAACCTCGCCCGCTTCACCGACCAGTCCGAGAGTCGGATAAATGAAATTTTGCCCTTGATTCGGGTAAATTGCCGTTGCAAGGGCGCTGCTTTGATAGTCGTTCGGGGTCATTTTCTTTTGTTAATCCAGTTAGGTCCAGGTTTTGTTTTGCTGCGTTTTGTTTCACCGGTCTCAGGGTTTACCCACCACCGGGTTCCTGAGGCGTTCCCTTCTTTACCGAACCAGTATCTTTCCTCAGTCGGTACACTGAGTTGGTACTCTCTCAGTTTGTCTCGGGTTTCTTGGGAGACTTCTCGCCCTAATGACGCAAGACCGATTGAGGGTCTTCCGGTGCTCCAGCCCGTGGGACATTCGCGTGTGTAACGTTCTTCCCCAGTTATCGGGTTGTAAAACCAGCGCATGTGTGTTGCCGGGGCAAGTTCACCCGTTTTTCCGTACATGGGGTTGTTTTCACCTCTTGTTTGAAGAGACTTTTTTAATTTAGTTTCTTCAGTGTGCCCCACGCACTCAAACTTTTTAGAGGTTTGATACGAACGGTTTGCGTACTGCGGATCAGTTGCAACCTGAAACACTCTTTGCCACTGTATTTCAGCAACGATTGCTGCCTGAGATGTTTTGTAGTACCCAAGAATAATCCGGGTATCAGGGTTAAAGGAGGAGTCCGTGAAAGACCCCAAGTACCCATCATGAAGATTGGAAGTGGATCTCTTTCCGATGTAGTCCCTTCCCGTTTTAAGACTCTCGTACGAGAGGTAGACAATGTGCCACATGGTGAGCAATTGAGCGATTTATTATAGGGAGTGGTAACCCCGGTAAACCTAGAAGCCGACATCCACCTCGCGAGCGCACCCTTGTTCAACAAGGTCGTCCCAGTCCATCAAAGCAGCGCCCAACGTAAATTTGACGCTGGTTGGGGTTTTACCCGCAAAAGCTGCCACTTCAGTCAGGAGTTGATTGTAAAAGGCAATTTCCGATACGAACTCGTTCACCAAAAGCGTTGGAATGAAAACCATCGCTGACATTTCATGCCCTTCCACAATGAAATACATCGTGATCGATTCGTCCAACCGACTGAACGTAAGAGTGTGAACGATATCGTCTGTGTTCTTGCGAGTTTCAACCAGCAACTTGTTCCAGCTGGCTTCCTCTTTTCTTTGAAGAGTCTCAACGTTCTTTGCAACCCACTCTGGGCTGTACTCGTAACCGTAATCGTTCACAGCGTCGGCTACAACGGTGACACCGGTTAAATACACACCTAGAAGGTCGCTTTTGCCTTTCTTGACAACCAGATTTTTCAGGAATGTCTGCGGATCAGTGTACTTTTGAGCCATTGTTGTACTTCTTTTGGGAGGTTTGCGGTTGATCCTGGTAGACAATGTGCCCACCGTTTTCAACGGTCTTGGTGGGATCATGAGGTAGAACTTCGCGGGTATTATTGCCCACACGGTTCATTCGCATCTTTCCTTCTTGTCCGAACTCCGGGTGCGTACGAAGAAGATCTCGCGCATTTCGTTTCGACTCGATCGAGAAATCTCCGTAGTAGCGTTGAATGGCATCGTCCTCAGAGAAAGCCGGAATGTCCTGATCTTTTCTCGATTTGATTTTGCGCTCAAGGGATTTCTTCAGGTCGAACTCTCCAGCAGCGTTCTGATACTTTTGCGTTGGCGTTCCAGCACTGTTGAGAGGCGTTGGTGTATCGGGGGTGTTGCTGCTGAAGAATTCGCTGCTCATGTCAAAGGAAGACGCAAGGAAGGTACGAAAACGTTTTCACCGACGCGACGAATTCCAATCACATATTTTGCGGTGAAATACTCCCCAGGCTGAGGAATCACGTAGCTGAATTTGATGATCTGCCACAGAGGGCAGAGGAAGAAAGAATGCTCGAGACTTTCCGTGCCTTTGGCATACAGCTTGGCTAGCAGCCGAGGGGTATACTGCTCACAGAGACACTCAATCTCTTGAACAGTGCCAATCTTGTCGTAAAGGTTTGCGGGGTCGTCACAGCAGGTGAAGCCTTCTGATTCGAGCTGGGCTTTCAACCTTGCTTGTTTTTGACACTCATAAGAAAATGCGTCCACCGTGGTAGTCTCGAGAGAGTTAGTTACATTCATAGTTATACCCTCAGGAGATCGTTTCCAGACGGAAAAGCTTTTCACGAGCGACAGAGCGGAACTTTTCAGCGCGATCGGGTGAGTAGTGCTTGTTTTCCAACC